TTCAACGAGGGTTTTAATTCCTCTCTCTTGAGCTTTTAAAAACTGATCTTTAAACTTTGGGTTTTGATCTAAGTAATTGTATAAAGTCCTCAAGCTGATCCGTCTTTCTTGACTGATTTCGTAGGCGGTTACGCCATCGTGTAAAGTGTCGAGTATAGAACTTTGTTCGGTAGCCGTAAGTTTTAGATCGTTCTTGCTCACTGAGGATATACTGTTTGATTTCTTCATCTGTTTTATTTCTAAAGTTAATTAGATTTTTTAATCTATTTATCTTGTTTTGCAAGGGGACTTTAGTATTCTTAAACAACCCCTTATATTTCCTAGTCTTAGTATCAGTAGATTGATTTCCAGCATGGTGGCAGCATAAGAACCTTCTATTAGTTGGTGTAAAATATCCCTTTGATTTACATTGTCTAGGTTTACCAGCTCTAATGCTTGTCCTTGTCATTGCCTCGCAGAAAATCTTGTGTTTTGTTCTTCCTGGCACGATCCTCCTTATTCTGATGAACTTTACTCTTATAAAAGTAATTGGTTCTCTTTCTCACATTATCAACTATAACTTTGGGTATATCTACGAGCCTCTCTTCATTTCTTAATTTCTCAGCTAATGCCAATTTGCTATAATAAATGTTATCATTATCATTAATTGCTTTCTGTAAAGTATCGGCAGGGAGGGTACTAAGTCGAGTAATAATTCTAGTATGGTCATTACCCTTCTTACTCTCTTCTAAAATTACTTTAGTTATTAAAGATAGTTCATTAATACTAGTTCTTTTATATAGCTGTCTCTCTGACATATCAGATACGTCTCTCTGACCACTCACTTTTCTATTAGACATATCACCATATATAAAATCATGGTCTATTGTGTATAAAAGTGTTGAAGGTAATCTCTTAATCTGTATAATCCCTGCATTTTTTAAATGAATAGTGGCACGATAGATAGTGCTATGAGATAACCCAGTCATTTCAGATATTGTACTACGTCTAGGAAAACACCTACCATTTTTAGCATTAACAAACTTTAACAAACAAACTAACAGCAATAAACAATGTGGCTTATATGTGTCGGGAATTTGTTTATATTTAGGATTGGCAAAGATTGAAAAGGGAATACGTATATGTGGTGTGTACTTGCGATCCATTAACTATATGTTGTTACTGTTACTACTGTTGCATTTATGCAACACTCTAGCCTCTTGTAGATGTTGAACCCACTCCCTAGCTGAGTAATCTTGCAAAGGATAATTAGAATTATAGTTAAAATTCTCTATTCTAGCTATCTTAAACCTCATTGTGGGGTCGTAGTAGCAACCATTCTCTAATCGCAAAAAATTAGGGGTCTCTGCTCGATTATGGGGTATATAAAAGATGAGGTAAGCTGGCACTTCCAACTTCCTAGCTATCTTTCTTGTAAGTGTAGTGTTCTTATAGTTTTTACCAGTCCACCGACAAGTTTCTGCCACAAATAACACACATCCACAGCTCTTATGAAATTCAACGCAATCCAAATCAATATAACCAAGCGAACTATCCTCAATGGATCTATGCCATTCGGAATATTCATCGCCACGATTAAAGTAATTATTTCTAGCCATAATTTATAATTTTCTGTCCCATTCTTCTTTGGTCATTGATGGTATAAATTTATTGAACTGACCATAAAAAATATAGTGTATGATTGCGATGATCATAAACAGATATAATAAAAATATAAAAATTCTCTCAGTCATTTATTTTTTCTTCAACATTTCAATCTCAATATCTTTAAGATCAATTTGAGACTTTAATGTGTCAATCTCTTTGTCTTGTAGTTTGATATAATTGTTCTTGTCTTTGATTAGTTGCTTTAATGTTTTAATCTCATCGTGCAATTTAACTTCTTCAAACAAACCTTCGTAAGTCATTATTTAATCTGACCAAAGGTTATTCTGAACATACCCTTAACAGGATCCCAATACCATTTGTCTACTTTCTTTTCGATGGCACTACAATGGGTAAGTATTGTTGCCGTAAGTATAATATAAATAATTCTCATTTGATAACCTCTATCTTTTTAACGACACATCTTGGAAATATAGTATAGTTTCCTATTTCCATTTCACCATCTTCATCAAAAGAATGACAAGGATAAATAATAACTTTGTCTTTATCTTTGTGTAAAAGATAGCCAATACTTTCACATTGAGAGTAGGTTTGCTTTTTAACCTTTTCGCTATCAACCCATTCAGGATTAGATACAATATCAATCCAGGAAACTTTAACTCTTTTATCTTTATTCAACGAAGTCATAGAAGTCATTGGGTTGTACTTGTTTGTTTGTACCAAGATATATTTTCTTCATCTCTGCTTTGCGTGGTATTCTTTGCTCTTGAGAGTAACGCCAAATGTTCGTGGCAGGATTGATGTTATGTATTCCACATTGCCTAGCCATTTCTGAACAGCTTAATTTATATTTTTTCATGTATTCTTTTAGTGTCATTGTTCTCCTGTTTTTTGATTGAGATTATGTTTACCAAAAAAGTTATGCACATACAAGTAAAATTAGGTATAGACATAGTGGAAAACTAGGTGTATATACAATTAAAAAAACAATGCAAACAAAAGAACAGTATCATTTAAAAGAACTCTTTAAGAGTTTAAATAATGGTGAGGGATTTGATCATTGGTCGCCTTCCTCGGGTAATCTTCCATTAGCGAAGTTTATTATTAACTATGGTTATCATAGTAGTAAAGATCGTGATCAATTCCTAATGAACTATAAACCTAGATTTGGAAACCTCGTAAACAACACAGCTCAAAGATTAGAATGTGATACTTTGTTTTACAAAGATAAAACAATAACGCTAACTAACAGGAACTATGATGAGGTGTTTGGCAAGGAGCTTGAAGATATAAATAGGTACGATCCTATAGATGAAAAAGATGCTTACGCAAGAGAGAAGATGATTGAGTATGCTCATAAAGCAATAGAGCAAACTAGAAAAGCAGTGAGAGATATATGTGGTAAAAATAAAATTACTTCTGAAAGATATGTGATGAGCAGACCAAAGAAACTATTGTTTGATATGATAGGTCGTATTGATTATGAAACAGATAATTTATTTATAGAGTTAAAAACTAAACCACCGAAAGTAATAAAAAGAAAAGGTAAAGATGAATACTATTTTAAAAAGAGTGAACCTCTTGGTGATGATAGTATCTTTGATGATTACTGGAGACAAGTAGCTTTCTATTGGAAATGTACAGGTAAGAAACCACATTTAGTTTTAGTTAATGAGAATGAATATTTAATTTACGATGATACTCATGCAGCTTTGTATGATGATCATTTAGAATATCAATATAAAATATTGATGCAAAAAGTTTATAACTGGGAGCAAATGATAATCTATTGTAAAGGTGACTTGCAGAAGTTAGCTCAGATAACAGAGCCACCTGATCTTAATCATTACTACCATTATAAAAACCTAATAAGTACACAATCAAAAACAATCAAACAACTATGGGGGTTAGACGCATGAGCAATATATATGCAAAGTTATATCAAGCATCAATGGATGCTGATCCAGTAAAGAAAGGAAACAAAGTAGCAGGTATGCACTTTAATCCTTTACTTCACGATGATGTTCAAGAGGTTGCAATGGAAGCCTTGAGAAAAAATAAATTATATCCAACGTGCAGTTATAAAACAGAGACGCATGAAGAGTATGTGTTAGTCACTTGTTATATGACTATACATGATACAGAAACCAAACAAGAAGTTAAGATTGATGGCTGCTCAGCAATGGGTGGACTTGATAAGTTTGGTACAGGTCAAGCAATGTCTTACTCTAGGAAGTACGCTTTTCTTAATGCTCTTAATTTAAGAACAGGTATTGTAGATGATGATGGCATAAGTGCTGAACCTTTTAAAAAAATTCCACAAGAGACAAGTGGTCCGAAACATGGCAGTGATACTGCTCATGTAAAAAGCGTGCAAAGAATCATTAGTGAAATTGAAAATTGTGATAACATTTACAATTTCAGAAAGGTCGTCAAGTTAAATCAGCCTTTTATTGACAATGCACTTAAAAATCGAAACGTTGCTAACTTTACTTTAATTGACGATATAATGAAGAACAAGGAACGTGAATTAAATAGGAGAACAAATGGCTAATAATATAAATATTCAGCTAATACCAACACATCCAGTGTTGAAACAAACTATCTTGGATGTTCTAAGGATGAAGAAAGAACAAGGAGATAATACTCCATTGTTTGAAGCACCTAAGAATGAGAACTTTCCTGATAAAAATTGGAAAAAAGGAGTCAATATTCCTGAAGGAACTAATGGCTGGTTTAACCAATCAGGTTGGAGCTTAGACACAGAAGATGGAGAACCTACTGGTGGTATCAATGTATCTTTGAAACCAAATAATGCACAGGCATCATCAGGTAGTGGGAGTAAGTCACAGCAATTTGGTGGTTATAAAAAACCTTTCAAAAGAACTGGAACTTATGGTAGTAATCAAAGAAGATCATACTAATCTACGAGAACTATGATCTCTGCTTTGAGGCGAGGTTTAGCCATCCCCTTGGCTTCCTTTCAATCGTTGTTTTTCCTCGCCTCTTAGCTAAGTAACTTTATGAATAAAAAGAATTTAGAGAAACAAATTGGTGGATCACATTATAAGGACAACTTTAAAATCCAACCCATTGAATACATACAAGCTAATCGTATGGAATTTGCTGAGGGATGTGTTGTGAAATACGTTTCGAGACACTCGTTTAAAAACGGAAAAGAGGATATACTAAAAGCCATACAAAACCTAGAATTTATATTGGAGAGAGACTATAATGATTGACAAAACGGCTAAAAATATTGTAAGATACAAACATGGCGAAGCAAACTTTACTTATATAGAAAAGTTTGATGACGTTGAGAAGGCTGCTGACCCACAAAATAAAGGTGAGTTTGTAGAAGTGAAAATCAATAATTTAAAATTTGATTTTACAAAAGTGAAGGAGGAAAATGGTCGAGAACCAAATGGTGGAGATCAAGCAAGACCTGCAAAAGACGAGGGACTTACAAAGAAAGAAAAGTAAATTGTATGTCAGACATTTGCAGAGAGCTAATAAATTGAAGGCAGAAAGTTATAACCTTCATTTAAAAGTTGCTGATCTTACAGACAAACTAATGAGAGCCTAGCTCTTATTAAAAAATAAAAACAACTAGAAAAAGTTGGTAACAACTGAAAGGGGACTATGCACTTTGAACAAATACAAAAGAAAAAGAAACAAATAAAACTAGGCATGAAAGCTATCATGTTTAGAGAACTATCAACAAGAGAATTACAGATATACAGAACAGGATTTAAGAATGGCTATCGATTAGCTGAGACACATCTTGTCTATAAGAGCCAAGCACTCATTGATAAATATAAGATGAAAGAGGATCGAGATAGAATAAAAAAAGAAGTAGAATATAAACATCCTGTTGGTTACGAAACTTTTAATAAAATATTAGCCACAGTATCAAAGCACTTCAATGTATCTGCTAATCTTATTATGAGTAGAAGAAGATTAAATTATATGGTTAAGCCACGATCTGTAATTATAAATTATATTTTAGAACACTATAAAATCTCTACACCGAAATTAGGAGATTTTTTTAGTTTCGATCATTCCACAATTATACATCACAGACGACAGAAAGTTAGACAGACAGGTATGTGGATTT